GCCGCTTTCGCCATGCCGGGCTTGAATTTCTTACCCAGCAAAGTAATGCCGGTATATCTCCACTTCGTTATGTCGAGAACCTTGTCTGCTTCGGAGAATTCGCATTCGTCAACCTCGATTTCCATCGAGATATCAGTGCCTCCATTCTCTTCGAGCAAATCTGCCGCGTAATTGGAGTAACCGCGCCAAATATAGCCGTCCACGTATACGTAGTTACGGTCGTCAAATTCTTCGATTACGTAATTATTCTGCTCAGGTATAACGCCGACCGGCGCTTCCTTGTAGATAATGCGATACTGACTATCGTTAAGCGCATCTTTGACCACAACGCGGTCGTGCGCGCCAAAATCCGGTTTGCCATCCGCATCAAAAACAACATTGGCCAGAATAGGAACATTCTTAATTGACTCTTCCGCATCTCGCATACTCTCAACGGCAAAACGACTGCCGTTCACATTCGCTCCATCGTGCATAACGCGAATACGGAGCTTAAGGAACTTGTCGGAATCGTAGGAGTTGTCCACAGTATAGGTTGCAGCGAGTTTGAGAAACTTTTTTGCCATCTATCTATTCACCTCCTTTCATCGAAAACTCACTAAAAAAAAGAAGCCCCGCTAGGGGCGCTATACGAATAGTTGATTTGTTTGAACTATTGGGAGGTCTGCAATGTCGGAAAAACTGAAATCAATCCGATTCTCGAACCAATAGTAGGCGTCGACCTCGTCTCTCGACTGCGTCACGAGCCTAAATCCACGTTCGATCATTGCGTCTCGAGCAGCATTGCCGCTCACCATCAAGAATTTTTTCATATTTACCTACTTTTTGTTGCGAGTCCGCTCGCCCTCGTCAGAAATTGCCGTATCATCCAGTGCTGGAGCACCGCCAGTATCACTACCGGCAGCCGGAGATGTATTCGCACTCCGAAACGGAATAAACTTATCCTGCAGTTTCAGCACTTGCGTTTCCAACATATTCAACCCCGACATATACAGCGGCTCCACACCCATGGTTGCCATAACCAGAGAGGCAGTGGGGAAGCCGTACTGCGTCGTCTTCATCAACATAGTTGCATACTCGTCGCGATTGAACCGGCTCACATCTAAAAAGACGAGTCGAAACATCTTTGAAAACGACTGTGCCATAAGGATGCGGTTCAACGCCATTCCAATGCTCTGAACAACCTTCCATGTCATAGCCTGGTCGGCCGCAATGCTAATTTCAAGAGATCTTGACGCCGTGATGTCAGACGAAAAAATCTGCCCACTTACGCCGGCATCTGCCCACAAGTGGGCTTCTGCTTCGCTAATTTTGTCCGAGTCGGCCTTTCCACTATCTCCAAAACCAATCTTTTCGATCGGCATAGGAGATAATACGGACCCAATTTGTTCTGGCAAGACGCCGTCCAGATTGTTCCAAAACTTTTTAGCCGTATCAAAGTCGAGCATCCACTCGCCATTAGTATTGGTGCCAAGCTTCATAACCAAAAGCGCATAGTTATCAAGTTCAGTTTTAGTGATCTTGAGGGCCTTATAATCTTCGAGGTCGTAAACCTCACGCAAAATGCCAATCAGCGGCGGAACTGCGTATTCCGGGATATCCGAGTTGCACTTGATTGCAAACGAATTCGGAGCGTCAAGTTCTAGCCACGCATTCTGAGTGTCGGCCTTATACTGGTTATATTTGGTTGTAAATTCCGGAGAGTAGAACGGTAGCTCAGCTTCGTATGCATCAAAATACTGAAAATTAAAGCTCACGTTATATACGCCGCCATCAGATGACGCAATTTGACAGTAGTCGGACGGAAGTTGCTGTAATACAAGTCCGTCCTTATTGACCCAAGCAGTGCAGAAGTATGTGTCCTCACGGAAGCACGTGATCAACACGTCGGGCAACTGCGCCTTCAGATTGGAGCCGGCAAGGAACGCGAGGGTCTTCGCGTATTTGTCGGACAAGTCTTCCGGATTAACACTCTCACTGATGTCAGCAGTCGATACAACATACGAGAAATCAGTCAGACTCGCAAAATAGTTAATAATTCTACGAAAATGACCACTAGCATTGTACAAATTAACGACAGCATTGCGTAGTTGAGCAGCGTTTGTCGCTGGGTTTTTGATAAATGTCGAGATTTGTTCCCGTGTATACTGATAGAATGTCGATGATTTTGCCGGATTGTTCAGGTCTCGCAAAAGTATCTTTGTTAACGCGGAGGCGAATAATTGTCCGCGCCCGGTAAACATATCTCCAAACTCAAATTCCTTACTGGCCTCCGCCGATGATATGGCGGGCGGCTTAGGAGTTTTACTAGGCAATGAATCCACCTCCTGTTTTTTTTGTTTTTGGTGCGCGGAACGAGAATAGACTGTTCAAGTCTTCGCTATTGCTTGACTGAATGCTCATTGCCCGGGCGCGCCGCAGCTCATAAAGCCGGTGCGCAAGTAGAGCAAGAGTATACGCTCTATCGTCGTGCATACGATTTTCTTTTTCCTTAGCCAGAGCATAAGAAATAGATGTGTTCTCCGCATTTTTATAACGGTGAATGCTCGTAATTTCAGCTTTCATGATGTCGATTGACGCCAATGCGGCCGCCTCATCAATAGAGACTTCATATGAATGGTATTTTTCCTCGCCAGTCGCCGGATCTTGCCCATCCGAGATGCGGATAAAGTCCTGGTTGTTATACTCGTACGGGAAGCGAATCACGCCGAGCTGCATAAGCTCGATGAGCTCTTCGAACATCTGCGTGCGCATACCGCGAGGATTAACCAGTTTAAGCCTATCAATCGCATCTGGGTACTTGGCAATGAGCGTCTTATAAACATCGTGGCTCTTATCAATAAGTCCATGATGTTTTTTACCATAGGAGTCCGTCCACTCGTTGAGCAGACCGTCTGCGTAGGTCGACATACCGGATCCGCCGGCGCCCGCATCAATAATTAGTGAGTCAATATACTCATAATCTGGATACGGCCCGTTATACAAAAGAATCAGCTTGCGTATTTCGTCAAGCTGAGCATTTGAGTTGAGCTTATACTTGCCGCGCGTCGCTCTATCGATGAAGTTGACGCAGTTGACGATATCGCCACACAATCCGAGCTCCGGATCCTCGACCAGGTTCATAACCGACAGAATCGAGTTATCGACGGTACGGGCAGGGTCGAACGCGAGTACGAACTTCGACTGCGGGATCCAACTCATAATAGGAAGAGAAAACTTTTCCGATGAGCGGATGTTTGCCCATTTTATGATTTGAGACTCCGAAGTATCCGCGCTAGGCCGGTTGTAGTATTCGCGCAATGCCTTATCCTTGTTGGACGCCATTTCAGACTCAACAACGGACCGAGATATAATTGCGGCGTACGGTTTTCCATCCATATATGTTTGGATGCCAACTTCACAGTTCATGTCACAGACGAAGTATGAGATGTCGCCGGCCACCATGCGCTTCGCATAGTCCTTGTAATACTTGTAGAACACCGTATCGGTCGTATCTTGCGAGGACGCATACACGATTTGAGTTGGACACTGACGCGGAATCAATTCGGGATCGAAGTCGTCAGCGACACTCGTCACGAAGTCCATCTCCTGGGCAGCAAATGCTGCAGTAACAGCCAGAAGATCCGGAGCACAGAATGCCGCTTCGTCAACAAAAACGAGTGTTGCACGACGTGAACGCGCGTTGTCTGGCTTACTGTTCAACGTGTAAATTGCGCTGCCGTTGTAGAAGTTGACCTCGTAGCCGCCAACTGGATGGGAAAACCCCGTCTTGTTGGTCGGATTCTTGACCGTTTCGCCAATAAGGATGTCCTTGAGAGACTTGATCGAGGCAGACGTGCGACCCATACGAAGCGCAATCTCCTCAATCTTAGTGAATGTTTCTTTTGCCTGGTCACCAACCGAGCTGATGATATAGATCGACTGATCGGGGAACAGGATCGCTTTCAGCACCATGAACACCGACGCGATAAAACTCTTACCGAAGTTTCGGCAGCAAGCCCACGCCGCATGTGTGCTGACCCACGTATTTTGCAGAATGTACTTCTGGGCATCAGTCAAATTGATGCCAAGAAGATCTTTCGCCGCAAGCACAGGGTTGTTGCGATAAAATTGAATCGTGCGCGCATCGCCCTCGTAAACACGCCGGCGAGCTTCTGTGATGTAGATGCGTTTCTTGTCGGACGCATACTTAGCCATCAGCATCACCGCCGTCGGTTTCGCCGGTGGCGATACGTAAATTATCTAACTTGAGCAGACGGATCTTCTCGAGCAGATCATCAATTTGCGCGCGCTGATTAATAATCGTTTCTCTCTGGTTATCCACGATATCCAAAACATCATTGTCGTCAAACATGGCATTCTGGCGGATAGCCAAGAGAGATTGATTGGCGGCCCACTGGGCGCCCTCCGAGCGAAGCATTTCGTAAAAGTTGGTCTCAACCTCTTTGATATCCTTGTCGCGCATCTCGCGCATTAAATAGGTAAGGGTTGACTTACCGACAGTTTTGTTTGAGCGATTCTTGACAGATATCTCGTTTTCCTTTGCGATGTTGTTACTAGCAGTTACGATTTTAGATTTGAGGTCGGCGAGATCTTTGATCTCGTTTATGTCGACCACCTGGTCGAGCTGCGAAATACGAACGTCACACCGACGAATCTGGTTATTATTGATCACAATTTGGATAATCTGCGACAATTTATACTGATCGTCCGCCAGATCGTCCTCGCCAAAGTATTTAACTAACTCAGAGAAGAGGAAGCGCCGGTCGACGGCCGGATACCCCTCAAAAGGATCGTAACCAACAATATCGATGGTGTCGTCGCGATTTTGACGGTCAACGGCAGGCCATTTATCTTCTTTTTCGTCTTCGATGTTTTCTCGTGTCTTATTGAGCTCGCCTTCAAGAATGGTTGTGCCGAAGTTTTTATTGTTATACTGGGCTCCATTCAATGTGCGCAGGTAATGGCCAATAACAAATCCGGAGTTCTTTTCCAGAACCGAGTCGTAAAGTGCATTAGAGAAGTAAACATCAAGATAGTGGCAGATAAGTATCACGGCCTTACGCTCATCTTTATATCTGCGCGAAAATGTGTCGAGCAATTCGTCGACGCACTTTCGGCACAGAGGAGCATAGCCATCATTTGCTTCGAATTTAGGAGACCAGCGCGACTTATAAAATGAAATCGACGGGTTTGGGTGTACCGCGTTACAGCGCAGACATTTAAATTCGTGGTCTGCGCTCGTCGTAGCGGCCTCAATTTTCTTGGGTGGCAAGTGCTCACATCCTTTTTGTCAAGTAACACTACTCAGTGTTAGATAATAATTTGCATGTTAATGAAATCGCCGTTTGGTTGGGTTACTCGGTCGGCTTAAGTCCGCCGCTTCCAAAATGTTGCGAAAACAGTTCTTCGTTATCCTGATCTGAGTATAACGATACCATCCCAAGCGCGCTCCAGCCCGATAAATTCTTAATCGTCTCAGCATTTACACCTTTTCGTGACAAAAATGTGACGTAAAAGTGACGAAGTGCGTGAAAATAGAAGTCTACGCCAAGATAATTGCCGAATGACTCGGCCCAGCTCGTCAAGGTATCCGCGCTTAATTGTTCCCATTGATCTCCGTTTTTAGCAACAAACAGCCACTCGCTATTAATTCCGAGCTCTTTCCGTTGTTCATTCCAAAGATCAAGATACGGTTGAAATAAGTCGCAAATAACAAATTTACTAATAAACTTTCCGCCAGAACGACCTTTTGTCTTAATCTTTGGGGTCTGGTACAAGGAATCTAAGATAATATTCTCTTTACAGAAAAATGACGCCTTGAATCTGACAAGCTCTGCTTTTCGAGACCCAGAATAAGCGGCCAGTGCAATAACGCACGCTTTTTGGAACTGCTTTTCCTCAACTAAATGGTCGAGCAAATCCTGCAACTGATCTTCACTCAATACTGTCTTCTCGCGTACCGGTTCATTGATCGGGTTTTCTACCTTATTAATAATGTTGCGAAAATCTGGATATTCATCATCCAGAAGATTAACGACATAATTCGACAGCGCAGACAAGGAAGACTTCATGCGCCGGATCCTCGCGGGGGAGTTCTCAAGCGTGTTAACCATGAATCCTTGAAAACCGACGATATCGCGCTTTGAAATATCTACAAAGTATTTGTTACCAGCATTCGTAACCAGCCAGCAAAAGAAGATCCGCAGATCGTTCACGTACCCGGCGATCGTCTCTTCCGAGCGCTTGACGGACTTCATATAAGTCACGTAATCGTCAAGAAGTCTAAGATTTTGTTTATTGATCTGAGCGATAAGCTCTTCAGTCACTATTTTGTTCTGCTTCGTAGCCCTGCCCATATCAACACCTCTTTACGTTTTTATTTCTAGGCAACCTAAAAAGGCCGCCTCTCAGCGACCAAAAAAAATTGCGGAAGCTGGATTCGAACCAGCGCCTTCCTCGCATGCCGGCGAGTTGCTCTACCCACTAAGCTATTCCGTTGCAAAAAGCACGGTTTTAGCGCCGTGCAATCGCTTTTTAACACAATAAAACAGGCATTTCATAGCCCTAATCAATCATCATACATCTAAAGAGCAGGGATCCGGTGTGTAATATGTGGTATACCCACTTAATCGTAGTTCCGGAATCAGTGTATTTTTTAGTCCACATCTTATCGCCAACAATAGCTGTACCATTAGGATAAATTAAAGTACTCCACGGTATTAACCTATTTTCTGCAAGTATAAAACGGAACAGTCGACCGCTTCCCTCTTTAGAGACCATGATATAGTCATCGTCATAGTCATAACACGAACCCGTTGTAAATGTGTCGACCTGCGGGGCATATGTAAGCGCGGCCCACGAATTGCTCGGTATATCATAATAATCAAGCACAGCAGAAGCTCCGCCCCTAAAACTATAAATACGTCTACCATTCAAAATGGAATTTTCGTTTGTCCACGCAGAGTCTGACACATTCGACACCCAATTAGCCCCGCCACCGGCCGCAAAAGCTCCGGCGCGGGCAACGGCGGGAGACAAAGTTGCCCACGTATTGCCACTAATAGAATATTTGTACATAGCGACAGCGTTATTGCCAAGGAGATATAAATTGTCGTCGTTTCCCTCAATTACATATTGACTTGTCGCATCCGGCGTAATTGTCCACGCCGCAACCGTCAGTGCCGTTCCAGTATTCGCAGTGATCGTGCGAATCTGCCCGGCTCCAAGCCCAGAAGTAATACGAACTTGATAATTGATCCATTGAGATCCAGTCCAAGACTTCGCGGAGTTGACCAGCGTAGTCGATGTTGCGGAAGTCGCGGTTCCGCTTGCAAACGGACTGCCAGATGTGGAATAGGTTTGACACAAACGAGCGTCGGTTCCCCACGACGTTGGCAGGCCGGTTACAGACCTGGACGTCCAAGTATTAAGGGCTCGATCATAATAACTAAAACCAACCGCGCTTGTCCCAGCATTGAAAAACCAATATCTACCGGTTAACAACTGGTACGTCGAAGAAGTTGTAATTGTAGCAGAAAAAGCACTGTCAACAGTTATGATGCTATTAGCCCCATATGTATTCGACAGAATTGTTCTTTCATCGCCCGCGCCAGGTCCCGCTGTAATTCTAATTGTATAACCAGCAATGCTACGATTGATAGTGAGGTTTGTTGTTATGGTCGTTGTCGTACCGGCCGTAGCAGTGCCATTTGGTCCATAATGATGATATGTTCCGCACGATCCAGCTGCAAAGGTGCCCGCAATTCCACTGTTTGGCAATTGTTGCCAACCGTCCTGGCAATGGTCATATCGATAAATCGATGATGCGCCAAATACGCCTACAACAGCCTTGTCTTCTCCAGACGGATCTGTAATAAAAAACGCTCCGGACCCCGTCGCCACTGGAGACGGCGTCATTTGCTCCCACTCCTTACGGTCGAGGAGCTTCCTAAGATTCACAACTAAAGCCATTAACCCTCGATTCTAGCAAGCACAGTTTGCGCCTCAGAAGAAGCCTCTTCAAATGTCATGACGACAAAACCAGGCTTGTCCGGAGCATAATCTTGCTGAACAATAGTGTTGCCGTCACTAAGAATACGGTATCCAAACCCATCTTGAACGGCGAATAGTTCATATTGCAACATACCGCACCTCTATGAAATTACAATTTTATTGCGCAAATTCTGCGCAGCGACATTTAACCCGTTAATAAGGAAAAGCGTACCATTTTGAGTTCCGATATTTGTTAGGTTGGCGATAGTCGTAACGTTTGCTAATGTTTGAGAACTCGATATGCCAACGCTCCCAGATTCTATTGCTATGCGAACTCTGCCTGCCGCATCTGCCATACCGCCGTCATTCCTGATAGACTGTAACTGATGCACGATTTCGGCAAGGCCAGACGCCAACAAAGCATTTAAATACTCAAAATCAGTATTAGGGGTGTCGATAAAAATCTGGAGCAGATCAGAATCTGACATGCTCGAACAATCTTTTATTAATGTCAAAACATTCCCAACTAGCGAACCGCCAAGCGTGTTGTCGGCAAAGTTGTAGAGGATGGTGTTGCGAGAAACATTCGTAATTAATAAAATAGACTCAAGACTGCTAAACGATGTGCTCGTTACAGTATTTGCGGAGGCGCTAAAAACATACGTTGTAACTAATTCTTTCACGAATTAACCTAAGGCAATACTCAATGCCATTACCCGCGAATAATCAACAGTTCCGGCAGGACCTTGAGCCCCAGTATCACCTTTATCTCCTTTCTCGCCCTGAATTCCCTGGTTGCCCTGGACGCCTTGCGGACCAACGTCACCTTGCAGTCCGCGCTCTCCTTGTGGGCCAACATCACCTTGAGGCCCCTGAATGCCCTGAACTCCCTGAATGCCTTGAGGCCCAGTCAATCCAACGGCTCCAGTATTGCCCACAGGCCCTTGCGGGCCTACCGGTCCTTCTGGCCCAGTTAATCCAGTGTCCCCTTTGGGGCCTTGGAGGCCCTGCAAACCTTGTGGGCCTGCTGGTCCAACATCGCCACGAGGTCCCTGCGGTCCAGTCTCACCAGTATCTCCCTTAATGCCTTGAACACCTTGTGGGCCAGTCAAGCCGGTATCTCCCTTTGGGCCTTCCGGGCCAGTCAATCCTGTCGCTCCGACATCGCCCTGCACTCCTTGGACTCCACGCTCTCCCTGCAGACCTCGTTCTCCAGTATCGCCTTTGATTCCTTGGGGTCCTCGGGCTCCAGTGGCTCCGGTTTCACCGACGTCTCCTTTATCCCCTTGCGGGCCCTTGGGACCTTGAATTCCTTGTGGACCAGTAAGGCCTCGAGGGCCTTGCGGCCCGGTGTCGCCAACATCTCCCTTAATACCTTGAATGCCCTGTGGCCCCTGTGGGCCTATCTCGCCATGAGGACCAACTTCCCCTTGGAGTCCACGCGGACCCGGCAGCGTCATCGCAAGCTGAATCGGGGTGATGTCGTTAATTGTCGAATTTACTCGTATAGTAATCGGCTCATCAACATTAGCAACCCAAGCGTCTAACGTTGTCCCATCGAGGTGTACCAAATTCATACTAATCATGGGTGATGGCCTTCTCTACAATAAACTGGAATGTTTGAGTTGAAGTAATGACACCACCATCCGCATATTGAATATCGCAAAATACAGGTGAAGTCCAACTCTTGTCGGTTGCAGCGCGCATTAAATATCGACCAGGAGTCCCTTCAACCTCAGTAATGTCTAAATCGGCAAGTAATTTGTCGGTAGAACTCCGCACTTGACTCGATAACTTTAATGAAGCCCCAACGATCGGGTCGTCCCCGTCCGCCAAGTCAATGTAGAACGCGAGAGTGTTCCCGCTTTTAATAGTTCCGGCAGTAATAACGCTCATAAGAACACCCCCGTAAAAATTTTTACAAAAAGAGAGGCGCCCCGAAGGGCGCTCCATATAGTCGATCTGGCTGCCGCGTAAGTAGCTTGCGCTCAATGTGACAACCAGCTGCGCGGGCTAGCCGCGTCAATAGCTCCGCTAACGCTACACGTAGCGGGCTAAAAAGTTACACTACAAATTGGATAATAAATGGAAAATGTAGTGTAATTACTTAAGCACATTTGATTGACGACAACAAGGCCACACATTTTTCCACGTCCGGCAAATCATAATACGGAATGCGAATTATTGATATACCGTGCTCATTACAATACGCGGTCTTAAAGGCATCTCGTTGTTGGACTTGCTCCAACCCTAAATCACCACCAAAGAAGGGCACACTTTCATAGTGCTGGCGACCATCTACTTCAATTACGGTGTTATAGTCTGGCAAATAAAAATCGAATGGCATTGGATATCTCTTCATTTTACAGTCGTCAAATACATATTCTGGAGTGTACTTGATTCCAAGTTCCGTAAGCCACTGAGCAACCATAATCTCTCCGATTGATCGATTACAGCCGCGATGTCCGAGACCATCTCGTATAAATCGAGTATTAAGTAAACACTCTGTGCCGCATTTTAAGCATAGACACCTTATCTTTTTAGCTGCCGCGTCATATTTCCCGAGAACCACAATATTAGGATTTTTAACACTGTCTAGCCCATCCCAAAATTTAGCCTCTGCCTTTCGATGCCTTGTCGCGTTCATTAAGTCTCTTGCACACCGTCGACAGATTGTTTGGCAATCTTTTACTGCGCTCGGAGAAACCGACTGCTCCCCAAAATCAGGGTGTTTATTGCAAACAAAAGTTATGCGTCTTGCCCCATTAATAAATTCTTCAGAGAGCACTGTTGCGTCAAACTTTTCTTTCCAAAGACCCTTAATTTCATCAAGTTGGACACTAAGATGCGGGTGATAAAAATACTCTTTCGTTTTAGGGATGTAGTAAAAACCTAAAAATATGCGGTTCCAAGTACGGAAATAGGTTCGGCCGGAAGATTTAGAGCGTAAAAGTATCTTGTCAGAACCACACTTTGACTCAAATT